AAGCACTAAAAATCTTGGGCGATGAAAACGAGGAGCTTAATAAGCTCATCACAAAACCCGAGGGCAAGCCAACACTGGTGCCAGTGAGCGACAAGCGATCTGCCATTAATGTTGTCGAAGGCTTCGACGTAATAGAAAAGTGAAAGGAAAGAAAATGGACGAACTAGTAATTAAAAACGCAAGACTGAGCTTCCCAAGTTTGTGGACCCCGAGTGCATATGACAGCAACGCTGTACAAAAGTATTCGGCGACCCTGATTCTCGACAAGGAAGACGACAAACAAACAATAGCCACGCTCAAGCAGCTAATCAATGCGTTGGCAAAAGAGAAGTGGCCGAAGTTGCCTAAGAATTTTTTTTGGTCGTTGCAGAACGGCGACGAGAAGGACCGCGCTGAGTACGAGGGTAAAATTATCATAAAAGCCACCAACAAAAAGCGTGTGCCGGTAATCGATAAGGACCTGACGGCATTGGTTGAAGAGGACGGTAGGCCCTATGGCGGCTGCTATGTAAACGCCAAAATTCGATTTTACGCATGGTCAAAAGGCATCAGCTTCAATGGCGTATTGTGCTCGTTGGAAGCCGTGCAGTTTGCAAAGCACGGAGAGCCTTTCAGCGGAGGCGGCAACGCACTGGACGGCTTTGATGCCATTGAGAGCGAGTCTGCAGAGGACGTTGCAGAGGAGGCTGAGGAGTTCCTCGCTTGAAGATCTCGTTAGACTTCGAGACCTACTCCGAGTGCGACATCAGAAAGTCGGGTGCGTTTGCTTACGCAGACCACCCTTCCACTGAGGTCATTTGCTTGGCGTGGGCATTGGACGACGAGTCGCCAGTTCTCTGGACCCCAGACATGCCAGCCCCAACCGATTTGTTTCGACTGATGGAGAAGGGCGCAGAGACTTGGGCTTGGAACTCGTTCTTTGAGTTAGCGATATGGGAGCGGGTGCTACACTGGCCCTCTGCCCCGATCTCTCAATGGAACGACACCGCAGCTCTCGCTGCGGCGATGGCGTATCCGAGGGCGCTGGGCAAGTGCGGGGAGTTCATGGGGATGACCGGCGATGCCGCGAAGGACAAGCGCGGCAGGTATCTGATTCAGAGATTGTGCAAGCCATACCGTGGCAAGCGCGTTCGCGACCCAGAGCTGCTTGCGGAGCTGTATGACTACTGCCTACAAGATGTGGTTGCGGAGCGTTCAATCCGCAAGAGGTTGAGACCGCTGGACGCTTTCGAGCGGCAGGTATGGATCACCGATCAAAAGATGAATTTGCGCGGTGTGCGTTTAGATAAAGATAACATAGGCCACGCCATCGCTATCATTGAAAAGCTTGCGATTGAGCTCAATGCAGAGGTGTACGAGTTGACCAACGGCGCTCTGTCCTCGACGGCCTCAAGAGCTAAGTCGCTGGAGTGGATCAATGCGCAGGGGGTGAAGATGGATTCGTATGACAAAGCCGCAGTCGCCTGTGCATTGGAGGGCGCATGCCCGCCAAACGTCTATCGCTTCCTGCAAATTCGTCAGGCTCTATCTAAGTCATCTACCAAGAAATATCAGGCGATGCTCGACTGCTTGGCGCGTGATAACCGCGCTCACGGCACTGGCATGTATCATGGGGCAGCAACTGGGCGCTGGTCTGGCAGGCACTTTCAGCCTCAAAATCTCCCGCGCCCAGTCGTTGACGATGTCGATGCGGTGATTGATGTACTGAAATACCGCAGCACCCAGCAGCTCGACGGCGAACCTATGGCGCTGCTTGCCTCTTGCCTTCGCGGGATGCTGATAGCTGGCAAGGGGCGGAGGCTTCTCGTCAGCGACTACTCGGCAATTGAGGCAAGGGTTTTGGCGTGGCTTGCTGGTCACGAAACCGTGTTGCAGTCATTCAGAGACGGCCTTGATCTATACAAGGTAACGGCCTCTGACATGTACGAGATTCCGTACAGCGATGTCGATAAAGATCAAAGATTTCTCGCTAAAATCGCAACGCTGGCCCTTGGCTATCAGGGTGGGGTCAAGGCCTTCCAAAAGATGGCGCAAAACTTTGGGACCGTGGTAGACGATCAACAGGCGCTGAAGATCCGCGACGAATGGCGTGCATCAAACCAGCCAATCGTGAAGCTGTGGCGTGAAGTTGAGAGGGCGGCAATCAATTGCGTTTGGTACAACCGGCGTGAGGAGACCCTCGCTGGGGAATTTTATTTCTTAAAACCAGATTTGTTTTTTGTTTTACCTTCGGGCCGCTATCTTTGCTTCCCAAGAGCGCATGCCTTCGATAATAAATTATCGTATCAAGGGATGAACAACTACACGCACAAATATGAATGGGTTGATACCTATGGCGGCTCACTGGTTCAGAGCATCACGCAGGCCGTTGCGAGAGATCTGCTTGCGCACAGCCTGCTGCTGATTGAGCAAGCTGGCTACGATCCAATTTTGACTGTTCACGACGAGATAGTAGCCGACACGCGCAGCGATCACGGCTCGTTAGACGAGTTCAACGAGCTTATGTGCAGACTGCCCTTGTGGGCCGCTGGACTGCCGATGGCTGTTGAGGGTTACGAGGCACAGAGGTACAGAAAGTGATGCAGTATCGGTTGGAGGCCAAGCTAGAGGAAAAGGTTTGCAGATACGCGAGGTCACGGGGCTGGCTCTGCTACAAGTGGATGTCCCCCAGCCAAAACGGTGTGCCGGATCGTATATTTTTCAAAGACGGCGTGTGTCAAATGATTGAGTTCAAGGCACCACGCAAGCAGCCAACCGCGTTGCAGCACGCGATCCATAAGCAGCTAAAGGATCATGGTTTTCATGTCTATGTTGTTTCAGATTTTGAGCAGGGGAAAGTATTATTTTAAGGCACAACCAACTGCACCAGTATCAGCTCCGCGCTGCTCAGTTCATCAAGGACAACAAGATGTGCGCCCTTTGGGTGGACATGGGGCTTGGCAAAACTGTTAGCACGCTGACCGCAATTGTCGATCTACTGGCGACTAAGGAAGTCAAAAAGGTTTTGGTCGTTGCACCGCTCCGCGTGGCCCAGCACACATGGCCCACGGAGATTAAAAACTGGGAGCACCTAAAGGCCTTGAAGGTCTCGGTAATCGCAGGGCGCAGCGCAGCAAAGCGGGAGGAGGCAATGCACTCCTCCGCACAAATTCACATAATTAACAGGGAAAATATTGAGTGGTTGGAAAAAATAAGTTCGCAGCAAGGGTGGCACTACGACTTCGTCGTGGTAGACGAGTCCAGCTCGTTCAAAAGTCAGAGCAGCCAGCGGTGGAAGTCACTTCGCAGGGTGGTGAAGAGCGGCAAGATAAAAAGAATGGTACAGCTCACGGGGACACCAGCGCCCAACACACTGATGGAGCTTTGGCCCCAGATATATCTACTTGATAAAGGCAAGCGGCTGGGCGAGACGCGCAGTAAATTCCTAGAGTCGTACTGCCGTCAAGTCGGCAACCCTCAGTGGGCGCAGTACGAGGTCCGCCCTGATCGAGTAGATGACCTACAGTCAAAGGTCGCTGACTTGGTACTGCGAATGGATGCAAAAGATTACATCGAGCTGCCAGATCGCGTTGACTCCAACGTGGTCGTCACACTGCCCCCCAAGGCGCTGGCAGCTTACCAGCAAATGGAAAAAGAATTTATTGTACAGTTCCAAGGCGGTGAGGTAATTGCCGCAAATGCGGCAGTCAAGATAAACAAGCTCCTGCAAATATCTTCAGGCTCCATCTATATGGAGGACGGGTACGAGGTTCTCCACAACGCAAAGTTAGATGCACTGCAAGAAATTGTAGACACCGCATACGAGCCGATACTGGTTGCCTATAATTTTAAGGCCGATGCCGAGCGCATATTAAAGCGCATAAAGGGCGCGGTCTTGATGGATAAAGACAACGCCACCATCGACAGGTGGAACAAGAAAAAGATACCTGTGCTGCTCTGCCACCCCGCTTCTAGTGGTCACGGTTTGAACCTGCAAGCCGGTGGCTCGGTGATCGTGTGGTTTGGTCTAAGCTGGTCGCTTGAGCTGTATCAACAGCTAAACGCGAGGCTGCACCGTCAGGGGCAGACCAAGCCGGTTAGGATCATCAAGATCCTTGCCGATACAAAATGCGATTTGCTGGTCGCCGACTCGCTGTCACAGAAAAACAAAACACAATCTAGCCTGCTCGAATTCGTTGAGCGGCTGCAAGGGGATAGAAAATGAAGGTAAATATCAGCGATGAAATGGTCCATAGCCCACCTCACTATACCAACGGGGGCATTGAGTGTATCGATTATCTCGAAGACAACCTCGGGGCCGAGGGATTCAGCTATTTCTGTGAGGGAAATGTGAAAAAGTACATGCATAGGTGGAGGCAGAAGGGTCAATCGCAGGACTTAGAGAAGGCCCAGTGGTACTTGAACCGCCTGATTTCATGTGTAGACAACTTTTAATTGACGGGTTATGATTCGCGGTTCACACCTACAACCGGAGGTTGTAATGCCGAATTTCCATAGTCGATTAAACGAGTCCTGTGCTGTGAGCACGAAAGTCCCACGCTTTGGCAAGGGTCAGCAGACCTACATATCCCGAGAGCTTGGCTGCTCCCAAGAGGCGGTGCGGAAATGGTTTGCGGGGGAATCAGTGCCGAGGGCAAAGATCGGAGCCAAGTTAGCATCGCTACTTGATGTCAGTTACACATGGCTGATGCTGGGTGCCGCGATGGGTGAGGTCGAGCAAGAAATAAAAAAGGCTAAAAACCACGATGCTGCGATCTACGGTACATTGGCCTACTGCATTGTGAAAAATGTCGGTGCATCGCTGTGCGGTGATGATCATCCCGCTGATATGTTCATTATCGAAAACGGGGTGAACAGGCACGTTTGCGCCAAAGCGGCGGTTGAGACAAAAAGCAATGGTGTTTTTGTGGTTACCTTTAGAAAAATTCAGGTCAAAGAGAGCACTACTGTCGCGGTTTTTAACAAGATCGACAAGGACTCTGTTGTCTCATCAACTTATCTGGAGATCCCACAAGAGGCATGGCTGGGCAAGAATGTGAAAACCAGCGGGAACGAGGTCACGTTGACCTTTAGCCGAAAAGGCAACACCGCCTATGAATCCAACGGTATAAAATTAAAGAAATTTTTGGGGTAGAAATGGAAAGGCCGTACTTTAATTTAGCAGAGCTGGCTGAACTCTTTTCGATGAAAGAGTCCAGCCTACTGAACGCGATCTCAAGCGAACGCTTTGCATGTCCCACCTACAAGCTTGGTCGTCAGCGTGTCGCTGACCGTCGAGTCGTTGAGGCATATTTTGAGGCAAAACGCGCAGATGGCATGTCTAAAATTACAACCTAAAGTTGCTTTCACCACCTAAAGACCTCTATCTCTTAGGTTGCCTACAATCGTCTCTGCTCTCAAGTGCGTGTAGGACTGAAGCATCTGGATGTCGCGGTGACCGCTGAACATCGCCACCTCTGAGGGCAGGAATATGCTCATTTCTGTGAGTCGGCTGACACCTTCGTGCCGCAGGTCGTGCCAAACGAGATCTTTTATACCTGCCTTGTCGCGGTAGATGTTGAAAACCTTAGCTGCGTGGTTGGAGCTGACATTGAAAATGTATTCCCCTTCTCGCTCTTGGCTGTCAATGATTTCCATCGCCTCCGAAAGCAGAGGCACGCGGCTATAGACCTTACCCTCCTGTGGATGCTTTCGCCAAACGCCAATTGTTCTTTGCTCTCTGTCCAGTTCATCCCACCGCAGAGTGAACTGCTCCCCGCGTCTCATGGCGGTGGTGACAGCAAATCTCATCATGTCCGGCAGTGACCAAGATCTCGACTGACTACCTTGATAGTCGTCTAGCAACCACTCCTCCTCGATGGCACGCATTTCTTGGTCGGTGACTCGTCGAGTGCGACGATCAGACTTCTTCAAAAACTTCTGCGATGTGAGCCACTCACGCGCTAAATTGAACTCCTCCATATTTGGCTTAAGGCGCATGTATGTCTCGGAAAACTTTAGCAGTGTGCGGAGGTAGGAAAACGTATTGTTGATCGAGCTTGCTTTGACTTCGTGCTTTCGTTTCTCGACATACTTAAAAAGTACCTCTCGCGTTATGTCCTTCAGCGCGAGGTGACCAAACCGCTTGTCGATCTGCCTGTACATCTTTGCCTTGTCCTGCGAGAGACTCAGAGTCTCAAAACTTTTTGCTATCACATCAGAAAGCACCGCCTTCTCCTCTCGAAAAACACCTTTTTCCAACGCAACCTCGGTTGTGTTAGCGAAATCGTTTGCAAGCTGCCACTTGGAAAAGGTCTTGCTAATCGCAGGCTGTCCGGCCTTGCGAATAAGAACCCGATACCGTGGATTACCTTTTGCGTCTTTGCGTTTTTGAATAACAGCCATCTCGATCCCCTGTGGTACAGTTCTTGGTACAGTGACAAGAGTAGCTTAACTTTATTTGCGTTATTTTGCGAGAGTTTAAGTGATTGTTTGTATTACCTTTAAT